AGCCGCGTGGCGCTGACCTCGAACCAGTGGTTGTTGAGCGCCATTGAGAGCCACTTGGTGATTTCCGCCCATGTGATCGACCGAAGCTGCGCCTCGGAGTTAGCCGACACGATGGTTGTGCTGCCAATCCGCGTGGTCAACATCCAGATGACCAGCCAGGATACAAGCGCCGACTTGCCGATCCCGCGGCCGGATGAGGTCGCCATCCTGAGCGTGTCAAAGTCAACCTTGCCGTTGTTCTGCTTCACATGGTCGGCGATGCGCTGCAGCACCTCGCGCTGCCACTTGCGCGGACCGTCGAACTTCTCCAACGGCGTCCCCGGCTGACCCCACGGAAACACGAACATCACAAACTTGAAGGGGTCGTCCTTAATGGCCGGCGTCCATAGCCGGCTCATCAACTCCATCTCGTCGTCGGCGCTATACCGTGTGGTCTGCATCTGCTGCCTGTTCGATTACGCGCGGATCTGGCTGGGCGGCCTCGGCCACTCCCTCGATGACGCGCCGCTGGGCCTCTTGCAGCGCGGAGGTGATGGAGATGGTCTGGTTGACTTCGACCTGCACGGCTTGCTTGGCGACCCAGCCGTGGACGTGCTTCAGCACATCCAGCGCGGCCTTGGCGTCGCCGGCGCGGGCGGCGTCATGCAGCACTTTGGACATCTCCATTTCGCCGTCGGCCCGGCCCTTCTCCGCGGCCAGCGCCGCCAGCGGGTCGAACTCGCACAGCGCGCGGTATTCAGCCGGCGTCATGCCGGAGGCGAGCGCCAACGTCTCACCACGCAATCCGTTACGCGCGGCGTGATAGATGGCTTCAAGCCGGGCCTCGGTGGCCTGCAACTTGCGCGGCTCATAGGGGAGCGAAAAGACTGCCATAGATTTTGTATAGCACGGCTTTTTGGGTTTGCAAAAAATAAAAAAGTTTTTGCGGTCCCTCCGTGACCGTGACGGGGCGGCGCCCGGCCCCCCTCCCCCCGGCTCTCCGCAAACCGCGCCCTGCCGCGTGGTGCTGGTGTGGTGCCGGTGTGGTGCTGGTGTGTTGCTGGTGTGTTGCTGGTGTGTTGCTGGTGTGAAGGGTTCTGTTACCATTCAGCAAGCGAGCCAAGCGTCAAACATTCTGTTACTAGGTCATATCGGCAAAATAGGTCATGCCAAAAACATCGCGCCAGCGCGACACGCGGCAGCTAGCTGCTGGCGTGATACGCAACGGGTTCTTTTACGGGATGCGCGGGCGGGATACGCGGGGCTATGGGGGCGATAGGTCAAATAGGTCATCTAGGTCATGGGAAAAACAGTCGCCACCGCTCGACAGTCTATAGGCTACTATATTACCATTAACTAATATATTAACACTTTTGCATTACATATTACAGTCTATAACCTATAATGCCCAGGAAAACCGAAAAAAGCTTGTAAATCCAGCTACATAAGCCGCCGGGCCATCTCCATGGCCTAGGCAAGCGCAAACCCTGCCGATTTCCCGTTTTTTATCGTTTTGCATTACAAACTTGTAACGCTTCAGATTCTAGGTTGCCTTATTCTTGCCACATTTAACCTGTAAAGGAATTTGCATAGGTCAAATGGTGACCTATTTTTCGGAGGGAAAAACTATGCAGCATTGGGACACAATTTGGGCTTTTGAGACGGCGCGCTTTCGCATCACGTGTGACGTGACGCCCGACGACACCAACCCGGCGGATTTTTTTGATAACGACGACGACGTCGAAATGGTGCGATCTGGCGCGGTGGATTGGTTCGTTGCGCGCTTGCGCGTGACGTTAGATGGCGCGGAGATTGCGACGGATCACCTAGGCGCGTGCGCTTATGCTTGCGCGTCAGATTTCGTGCGCAAAGAACGCAACGGATACTTCCGCGACATGGTGCGAAGCGCCATCGCCGACGCGCGCCGCGCCTTGGCCAATATGCCCAAAATGCGGAGAGCCTAACATGTCACATAATCTATTGCACGACGCCGGAATATGCGCTTTCTTTCTGGCGCTGTTCGTTTGGCTTCTAGTTTTCTGATCTTGGGAGGGATCACACCATGGCTTGGATTTATGGCGACACGTACGGCAAGCTGCCGATTTTTCCGGCAATTTACGGCCCTGTAACTGAGGAGCGTATAGAACGCTTGGCGGAGCGTTTGATGGATGTCGGCGACGCGGTTCTCATGCGTGGCGAAGCTACGCAAGCGCAGTATGACGCATGGGTGAAGCAGTTAGATGCTTACACCAAAACTCTTTACAGAGAATTGCGTGGTTAGCTTCGGCGATGGCAGGCTTGCTTGCCATCTTCCAAGCCAATCGGGGCTTGAGTGAGAGGGAAAACAACCATGATGCAAGCTATTGTGACCAAGTATCACGGCCCAACCAATTTCAAAGGCTCGCGCGTATCGGCGCGCGCGGATGCTGGGCGGATTGTGCGGCCATATGACCACGCGCTGACGCTGGAAGAAAACCACGCGCAAGCTGCCTTGGACCTTATGGAGCAAAAAGGCTGGATGCGACCCGGCCGCCGGTTGCTTGGGGGTGGTTTGCCCGGCAACGCGGGATGCTGCTTCGTTATGTCTGAGCGGGAGGGGTGAAGCCATGACACAAGACCGCGCGCGGGAAATCATATCCTTGCAATCCGCGTTTCCTTTTTGGGGCAATTATCAGCGTTTTATGACGCAAGCCGAAATTGAATATGCGCGGCGCATTTGGGCAGCAGCGCCGGGGTGTTTCTCTTTTGCTTCTGTGATCCATCATCTTGCGCGCGGTGAAGCCGTGCCGCGCGCCATTTAAGGGGTAAACTTCCATGACACATTCAGACGACGCCCTACTAAACGCCATCCTCGCGCGACCTGACCTAGTCGCGCGGATTGTCGCGCTTCACGCGCCGCCAGCCCCGACCCGCGTCAAGCCGCGCGGGTCTAAGTTGCCTGCGCTTGGGGCTACGGCCAAGCAACGCGCTGCCTTTCTGCGCCTATCGCCAGAGCGGCAGGCGCATGTGACCGCGTGGGAAGCATGGCGCGCGGCTTGGAAGCTGTGGAACTACTTCGGGGCAGCGCATCCGGGGCCGGAGCCGATTGATACAACCTCGCCAGAAGCCATCGACATGACGCGGCGCATCGCAGACTTGGACGCAATGCAGATTGACGCCGAGTATCGCCTGTCTGTCCGGTGGGGCGGCGATATCGTCGCCCGCGACATCGCGCTGAGGGAAAGCATGAAGATATTTCGCTCGCGCTACGCTTCGGACGAAGCCCACGCGGCCGCGGTGCGGGCGTTTTTGGATGCGGAGAGCGACCTAGCGCGCAAGGCGGCCATGGCGAGGGCGCAAGCCTCACTTGCCAATGTATGACTAGGCAGGGCGCCACGGCGCCCCGCCCTCGCAAGGCGCCCATGGGGCGCCCTGCGACGGCGCTATTGCCGAACATGAGAGGGAAGAACATGACACAACATTCACTAGGCCCATGGGAGACTGACCGCGCCGCGCGCGGGGGTATTGGGGTTTATACGCGTCAAGGCGCCACGGTTTGCAAAGTGGCCCAATGGCACGGCTCGCTTGGCCAAACGACTACGGAAGCCAATGCGGCGCTAATCGCCGCCGCGCCTGATCTGCTGAACATGTGCGAGCGCCTGTTAGGGTTCGCGCACCACTACGCAGACGCAAGCGCGCTATTGGCCGGCGAGGGAATGCTCGCCAGCGCCAAGGCGCTAATCGCCAAGGCTAAGGGGCGCGCGGCATGATCCGAAAGATTGGCTTGTTCTGGTATCTGGTGAACGCGCCCGGCGGCGCGTTCCATGGCATCCCATGGCCAACCAAGGCCGACGCTGACGAAATCTTGCGCGCGGTGCTGGCGCAGCATGACAAGGCCGCGCCATGCTAACCCTAATCCTGCGGGCGCTCTGCCTGCTGATCGCGACAAGGAAATCCCACAAATGAACGCCGACGAAAAAAAGGCCGTAATTTACGCCCGTTGGTTGGCCGAGCGCGACAAGATGCCCCTGCCGGAACATGCCGACACGGCCATTGAATGGGCCGAGCCTGTCATGCGGGACGGCACCAAGGCGGAGCGCGTGAAGAGCGTCACTTTCACGGGCGAGCGCTACGCGGTCACGGTCAAGCTGTTGGGTTGGGCCTATGATCCGACCCCTATGGAAGGGCCGCTGGCCGGGGAGCCATGAGGCAGATGCTCGACCCGGCCAGCGGTGCGCGGCTAGTCGGGAGGGAAAGCCACCGCGCACAAAAACACGTTACACACAACACGAGAGGGATGCAAATGGAATTTATAGATTGGGCGCGGCTGGCGCTGGCTGGCTTGCTGCTAGGGGCTATCGGCCTGCTGCTGTACACGTTTTGGACCGCGCTAAGGGACTCGGACTATGATCACTGATCCGATGCCCTTCCGATCTCTGCGGGCGCTAGTGGCCAGCATCCAGACGCATGAGGAAATGCTGCGCCTGGCGCCAGCCGAGAGCGAGGAGCGCTGGCGCTTGAACCGCACCCTAGCGGCGCTGGGGCGGCAGCTAGACGAGGCGGAAAAGGTCTGGAAGGCGCACCATGCCAAAGCCTGACAATCGGCTACCCAAGGGCATCGCTGCCGCCCATGTCGATTTCATCGCCCATGAGCGGCGCAAGGGCACGACGTGGGACGCGATCAGCAAGACCGTGGGGGTATCCGCCAAAACGCTCTCCACTTGGTGGGCCAAGCGCGCGGCCTATAGCCCCCACCATCGAAGCCCCACGCGAGAGCGCGCGGCCACGGGCTACCAGCCGCGCAAATGCCTTCGCTGTCAGATAATGTTTGACAGCGAAGGCCATCATAATAGAATGTGCAGCCGCTGCCGGACGGCAGATTGAGAGGGAAAGAATGGAACAGGACACGACCGTGGACGCCTTGCGCGCCCGCATACAAGTGCTTGGCGCCGCGCATAGGGCGCAGGCTGATATTGCTTGGCAGCACTATCAACGGGCGCAAGCGCTAGAGGCTGACAATCTGCGTGTGAGCGCCGAACTGGCCGAGGCGCGGGCGCGCCTGGCCGCGTTGGAGGCCAAGCCATGAAGACCTTTTTGGAGCGCCTGCGAGACAATCTGGCCCTAGCCGAGCGCGAGGGCGACCATTGGAGCGCGGGCCGGATTAAGCAGACCATTGAGACGCTAACCAAGGCGCAGGAGATGTCCCCGCACGTCAAGCGGGCGCGGAAGCTGTTCCTGCCGCAGAAGGAGATGGGCGCATGAGCGAGCAGTTTATCCCCGGCTGGCCATGGCTGGACCGGCCAAGCGTCCCCCGCTCGGTTGTGGTGCAACTGGCGCGGGAGGTGTGGCCGGGGCTGGCGAGGCTGCGCGGTCCTGACTTGGCGGCTGATAAAGCGTTTCAATACGCCGAAGCATTTGTGAAACGGGCTATGGAGGAGAAAGACAATGCACGTTGAAAAGGGCAAATACTACCGCGATGGCAACGGTCGCGTGATTGGGCCGCTGATGTACACCGGCGATGGGGGGTTTCTGCATCTCGTGGCGGAGGTCTATGTCAGCGACACGCCGCCTGCCGTGCAGGAAACCGAAGCTGAATGGCGGGCAAGGTTGCTCGCTGCTGGTCCTGGCCCTTTTATTGAAGTGCATGACCGCAAAACCCTGCGCGATGAATTTGCGATGGCCGCGTTGAAAACGATGTTGGGGGATAGTGACTATTTTGAACTTAGCCCCGATCAAATGGCGGTTAAGGCATATAGGCAAGCCGACGCGATGATGGAGGCGCGGAAGAAATGAGCGACGAACAACTAGCGCGCGCGGAGATTTTGCGCGCCGCCATTGAAGGCGACAGGCCAAAGCCAAGGCTGGAAACGCGCGTGGAATATCTGGAAGCTGACGGATCGGCGCAGCGCACGGCTATCTTGCGATTGGAGCGGGTGGTAGAGCGAATTTTCAAATCGCTTTTGGCGCTACTGATGGTTTGCGCGGCGCTGGCGCTGGCGGTGCTGACATGAGCATCACCACAGAAGAAGCGGAACAGATGGCGGAAATCTGTGACCAACTAGGCGGCTTTGCTCAGTGCGCCGCCGCCATCCGATCTCTCGCCGCCGAGCGTGATGCGCTGCGGGCGCGCGCCGTGAAATGGGCTGGGATTGCCGGAACTTTAATGGCTGAACGCGATCAGCTTATTGGTGTTTTGCAGATAGCCGTTGAAAAAAGCGGCGATATGGAAACCCCACCGGCCTGGGTAAATGGTGCGTGTAGCCTCTTGAATCGAGGTTTTCTAAAGGTGGACCCCGCCGCCGAGCGTGATGCGCTGCAATACGAAATCGAAAAGCTACGGGCGGCGCTGCAAACTGCCCGGCGCGATGCGCTAAAAGAAGCGGAGCAAGCAGTAGCAACCTCAACACAACGCAGCCAAGCTATTGCAGCCATTTGCGCGCTTAAAAGGGAAGGCGGCTAACTCACCGCCTTCAAATTGACCACCTTCGGCGCCGCCTCTTCTTCTATAATGCGCCGAAGGTCGCTCTTGCTGTATTTTTTCGCCATCTCGGGCGTCGCGAAGATATGCTTCTTGTTCTGCAACTCGACCGTGCCGACGCGCCCCACATCCACCCATTTGGCTTCCTTCAGTGCGTGAAGCAGCGCCGGTTGCGGTATCTTGATGCCTGGCGGGGCCAAGCCGCTCAGGCGGTCGCACACGGCATGGAAGGGCGAGGCGATGACGCCCTTGGCGAAGTCGCCCTGACGGTTGCGGATCAGTTCGACGATGAAGCTTTCGGCCATGCTCATCGAATGCTCGATCAGGTTGGCCTTAGCGTCGTTAAGCACAGGGGCGGCGCCTGGGTTAAACTGGCTCACGTCGCGGTCATGCAGCCACCGCGCCACCTTCTCAAACCCCTGCCCCTCCTTATACCAGCGCCAGATCAACTTGGCTTCGGCCTCGTCCATGATGGGCGCCTGCGACCACAGGACGAACCAGCGGCGGTCATCGCTGCTGATCGTGATCGGCACCGGGTCGTTGGAGAATGCCAGCACAAACGCGCGGTTCACGGTATCGTAGGGGTGCAATCCTTTGCGGTTGACCGTCAGCATCTCCGGCGGCGCGGCGATGATGGGCTTCAGCCTGTTGGCCAGCGCCCGCCTGGCGGACGCTTCCGGCTCCTTCAACTCGTTCAGGATGATGACTTCGCTCTCCAGCGCGTAGCCCCATTGGCTATTGATCGAATCGCCATCGACCAGCCCGCGGTTCACTAACCCCGGCCCGCACACGGCCCACAGGAACGGCGCCCACATGGTATCCTTACCGCTGCCGCCATGGCCGCCATGCAGCACGGCGTGATTGATCTTGACGCGGGGGTTCTGCGTCTTGAACGCCATAATGTCCCACAGGTGGTTCAACTCGGCCTCATCCGGCACCAGCCGCCGGCAATGCTGCTGCCAGATGCTGACATCCTCGCGCGCCACCTGCGACACGTCGGGCCGGGCGTCGCGCCAGCGGTTGCCATAAACGACGCCGTTGCGGGTGACCAACACGCTCTCGCCCGCCGCGTAGGTGACGCCCTCCAGCACCCGCGCGCCCATGGC